AAAAGAAGTTTGGGTGGTTGCATGGAGTATGAACATTCACTCATGCTCACCCTTACCACAAAGGATACAGTAGAATTTAAATTCACGAAATTGCCAAGCGTGGCAAGGTGGGTGGGTTCTAAGAACCACATCATCATGATTACTCATCCCCTGTTCATTGCCTCATATTCGTTAATAAGTTTATATATAATCTTCATTCTATATTCATGTTGTTGTTTAGACACATCTTGTGGAAAATGCTTTATCTCATCAACTAGTTTCTGCCAATCCTTATAGTGCTGTTTCCACGTCTTATCATCATCATACATCATCATCGACAACCTCCGATTCAAATGAGAATGGTGGACACTGCTCATAGTATTCACGTTCAGGTGTGAGAGCTGGGTGGCAATCCTCTGTCACATAATCTGGGTACGTGTTTACTTTCGTTGACGCAGTTGGTAAGAATAGCCTATCCTGTGAACTATTAGATTTACCAAAGTCGAATGTCAGAAACATCGTGGTAAATAAAATTGCTACAGGTATGACTAGAAAGTATTTCCACATACCATATATAGGTGAAACCATTATATAACCTCATCGTTATTAACTTTTCTTTTATGACACATGCATTTGCAATCAACGAACCATTCGTCCTCATGCTTGCTTTCACATGCCAAACATCCTTTAAGTGTCAATTTTTTGTAAACCCCTTTTTCCTCAACCAATTCAAATACCATTCATATGGTTTGTCAAGTTTATTTGTCTCATAGCGTGTTGCATACTTGTTCATTTTTCTAACAACTCTCTGAGTATTTTTGCGTTGTAAAACAATGTTACAGTATTAATCCCTGCTGCGTCAGCTATTTCTTTTGCAGTTATTATTCTACCACTATCTCTTGCAAACTTTTTACCTTTCATTATTCTCCCTCTTAGAGAATGCATACTTTAGTCTTTTTGCCCCACACTTGTCGCACATGGGAGTTCCATTAACCGTGCACATATCGGCTTTGTTCGAGACTTCCTTCCAGCACTCTTCACATTGATACTTCATATATGAACTACGGCACCATGATATATAAAACTATCGTTATACCAAAAAAACGCCTTCGGCGTTTAATACACCGAAGTACGAACGCTAAGATGGGCACCGACAGTACGGAACGCCCATGACGGTAATTATTAAAATGTGAACTAGTATTTATTCCTTACTTTTATCCTCAACGTCACCATGAAGTTTAATTTCATCCATCTTATCTTCTGCCAAGAATGTTAGTTTCCAAAAGGTGCGTAAAGTACCTTCGCCCAATGCAGGGTCTTTTCCATACGCTAATGTGAGCCAATTTAGAATCTCACTATAGTCTTTTGGGTCAAGTTCTACCATGAAGTATTTAAAGTAACGCCTTTAATAAGGATTGCCACCTAGCTACTTCGCTACGGTAGTCCTCTCAACGTCCTGTAATTGAGTATGCAATAGCTCACACCACTAGGTAACAATCTTTATATGAATACACTCATTATTAAAATTATGGGATTAAACGATGGTTTACCAACAAGAGAAAATATTGTTGTAGATCCAAATGAACATACACATGCAAATGGAGTTACTCATTCTCATGCAGGTGGTCAAACACCACATACACATGATGATAGGTGTAATTGTACCGAAGAGAGAAATAGACATTGTTCTCAACATGGTGGATAATTCGACAAAAATTTAACATCATTTGACAAAGTTTATAAAGTACCACTATTGAGATAATATATGGGATTAGTAGATTCTCTTAAGAGTGCATTTAGATTAACCAATAAAGGTTATACTGAAACTACTACTAGACCTTCAATAGCACAACCATATATGAGTACCGATACAGGTGCCAAATTACCAATTTTCCCATTTCCACTCATAATGATTTATGAGTTAGCAGATAACATTGACGCACTTAGAATACCTATTGAAACTCTAAATAGAGAGATGTTTAAGAATGGTTTCGAGGTTACAGAGAAATACAAGTACAAATGTAACAACTGTAGTAAGGAATTCCAATACAAACCATTGGCAAGTGATTTACCAGATGATCAACCATTTGAAACTAATAACGACCCAGATGTAGCACACCCACGTAAAAAATCAATGGATGAACTTGATAAAATACAATGTGATACTTGTGGAAGTAGTGATTTAAAAAGACCTAGACCTGAAAACAGAAAAATACTTGAAGATATGTTAAGTGAAGCAGTTAATGGAAACCAACAAACATTGGAAGATGTTTCAAGACAGTTAGAACGTGACTTAGAAATTAGTGATAATGCATATTTATTGGCACTTAAGAATTATTACATTGATGATACTACAGGTAAAATTGACCATAAAAGAACAGCAATTAAAGAGTATTTGCGTATAGATCCACCACAGGTAGCTATGATAGCTGACAGTGATGGTAGATTAGGTTATGATGATAAGAGAAATAAAATCTTCGTATGCCCAAGATTTGAACACCGTGATAAAAGACTAACAGAGCCTGTTTGTGACCGTTGTGGTGCAGAAGCATTAAAGGCTATTATGGAGGTTAACTCAGTATATTCCATAGGTATTCCACAACCAAAACGTGTAGTTTATGGTGAAGGAGAAGTTATTTGGAAAGCTGGAAAATATAGACCACACTTAATTTATGGATTTTCACCTATCTATTCAATATGGTCAAAGGCAATGTCCTTATCCCATATGGATGAGTATATTAGAAAATACTTTGATAAGATGAGACCACCAAGAGGATTACTTGTAGTTGCTTCTCGTAACTATGAAACCTTTAGAAAGTCATGGGATGTTCTAACACAGAAAGCTACAGAAGATCCATACATGATTCATCCACTTATGGTAGAAAGTGAGAAGGGTGGTAACAACATGGCACAATGGATGGACTTTACAGGTTCATTGAAAGAGTTAGAGTTTATCGAGATTAGAAGAGAACTTAGAATGATCATTGGTGCAGTTTATGGTGTATTACCATTCTATTATGGTGAAACCCCAGCTGGTTGGTCACAAGAAGGACTTCAAGTAACTATTACAAACAGGGCAGTTAAATGGGGTCAAGATATATTATACAAATCATTCTTTAGTAAAATAGCATCAAACTTAGGTGTTGACGATTGGAAATTACAATTAAAAGCAGGAGAAGAAACCGACAAGTTGAGAGACTTACAAACCGATGGTGTTGAAATACAAAACATGGCAATGCTACAACAAATGGGCTTTGAGATTACAAGAACACATACAGGTGAGTTTAAGATAAGTAAAGATAGTGCAATTACAGCAGAAGAAATGGCACTCATGAGTAGCAATATGGGTGGTATTAATGGTAGAGGAAACATGATGGGACAACAAGAAGAAAACAAACAAAGCTTCGGTCAAGAACCAAAGAACTCAAGACCAAGTGATATTGGAGGTACAGGTCAAGGATCACCAGCTAGTGGTAAGGGAACTAGTATGAGTAAGAAATCATTTGTTGACGGAATAACTCCATCTAACTTTGAAGTTGTAAAAACAACATTACAAACAGCAATTGACTTTGGTTGGAAGAAAACAAAAACAGTAGATGAACTTAGAAAATCAACAGGTATGACAGTTAGACAGGCTAGAGATATAGTAAAGAATGAATTTGAAGGTGTAAGGAGGTGGGAAGATGGTAAAGAAGAGTAATAAAGGAGTAGATGAAGGTACACAATTTAGTCCTTGGGTAAAGAAAGAAGAAGCAGAAAAAATCCATAAAGAACAAGTTAAACGTGTTGTAAAGGCAAAGAAAATAAAACTAACAAGTGGAACAGTTAATGTTTACAAGGCAGAATTTAGTGAGATAGATCAACTACTTGATGAAATAAGAAAAGAGTGTAGAAAACATGGATTAAGTGATTATGCTTGTAAGAATATAAGAAACTTATTAGACGATACACTTAAAAAGGTTAAGTTGTCAGAGAATTAGTATGGCAACAGAATTAGACACAAATAAGAATGCAAATGATTTAACCAAGAAACTTTGGGAAAAACATCAAGCAGATGAATACACACATGTGGATAATTATAAAGAAGCTGTATGTATTAATTGTTTTAAAAGAGATGCAACTTCTGCAACTATAGCAGATATATGTGGGGATTGTGCTGGAAAGCGTGGTAGAGAACCACTTCTTGCAACAATAACACATAAGATGTATGGTCTTTGTTTTTTTTGTGGTAAACATAAGTTTCAAGTTGAACAGATAAATGCTAGATTCTGTCGTTCATGTCATAGAAGAATAGCGAATGTAACAAAAGAATATAATAAGAAAGGTGGTTTGTTTGGTGCAGATCCATTTTGGGTAAAAATGAGAAAGAAGCATGGAAAAGATTGGATGCATATTATGAGTAAAAATTTAGGTAATAAAAGATGAGTGATTGGGGTTCAGGTAATTATCCAATAGAGGCTTGTCCTAAATGTAAAAAGAAAGCTGGGTGGAATTGGACTTGGGGTAAGAACGATGGTCATTCAAAAGGTTATTCAACGTGTAAGGGGTGTAAAGCAAAGTTTTGATTTGTAATGAAGGTGGATGGTTTTGGTTTACTAATTGGTTTTTTAATACCTGTTTAGTCACTTAAACCTTTACGTTTATTTAATTTCCATTCATTGTATTCTTTTAAATCAGGAGGTGTTAGAAGTAATTCCAAGAGTTTTTGAATAGATTCCAATCTATCATTAATTGAATCTAATTTATCTTCAACTTCTCCTAATATTACATTAAACACCATCATCAGTCTCCAAAACTAAATTTATTCTATCCATCATCAAGTCATAATATCTTAAACTATAATCAATACCGCATTTACTTTTTTCTAACTCACCATAAAATCTACCTATCCTTAACGATAAAAGTGGTTTTCTTAAAAATCTTGGGAAGAATTCTATGCAATTTTTCTTTTTATTAAAACGAAGTGTATTATATTTTACAAGTTTATCATCTTCTTTTGCCCATTTTCCTAAATCCCCATTCCTAAAATGAACAATAGTCTTTTCCATACGTGGTTGTTCTTTATGCATGTTTGTGTTTGTAAGAATATATAATTTATCTTTACTAACGTATAAATCTAACAAAGGTGATTCTCTCATTGGATCATCTTGAAAACCCTTATACATTTTCTCATATGTTTCTTTACAATCATAGATGTATATTGATGGTGCCATATCTTTAAAAAGTAATACTTATTAATATAACTTTTCAATATGAATTATGGTAAACAGGGTGGAATCAGAACATTTAGAATGTAAATGTAAGAAAAAGATGTATCCTTACACAGATGGTTTACATAGTATTTTCATATGCTTTGCATGTGGAAGATTTGAAGGTGTTAGTGGAGGAGACCAAATGTTTATGGAATTAATTACTCGTGATCCCCTAATTCTGTTAGAACTTATTGAACAGAAAGAACTACGTCCAATGTAATCTTTAAATATCAACAAACCAAAAGGTATTTATGTTCGAGATTATCGATAGTCTATTCTCTGAGATAGTAATAGGAATAGTTATGGGAAGTGGTGGAGCATTATTAGCTTATTTTAAAAAACTATCTTCTACACAAAAAAGCTTATGTACGGAAATACAACAACTCCGTAAAGCCCTTATTATTTTAGCAACAGCATTAGATAGACAATCTAATAGACTTCATGAAGAAGCTAATTCGGACTTAGAAGATTTAGTTGAAAAAATACTAGATAAAGAACAATAATCCTTATATAATCCCTCGGAATCAATCAATCTATGGTAGATCCAGTACTAATAACTGTAGGCGCAGCAGTAATCGGTGCAGGATTAAACACACTACGAGGATACCTACATAGACAAGATGAATCTTTCTCTGCAAGGAAATTCGCAGGTGCTTTAATCATATCAACCTTCGCAGCCATTGCTATTGGTCAAACAATTGCAACAGAAGGCGTTGGTGATATTGGCTTAGCCTTAATTGGTTTGTCCACTGGTTTCGCAGCTGATTTCGCAGTTACAAAAGCAAAGAAAGACTAAAATGGCTATGTTTTGGGTGAATAGCCCAACCATTTTACCTTTTTTACTAAAAACTTTATAAGTAATAATGTCTGAAAATAGTTATTGACAAACGAGGATTTATATTTCAATAAATTGGTCACTAAGGCTCTACACGCCATTCAGGGCGATGATAGATTCTTTGAAGGTTATCTCACAGTACAAGTAAAGGATAAACAGGGTGAAATCACAGTAGTTGATGAATTAATCAAAGTATTGCCTATTTGGATGGATAGAGGGGCACCTATTAGTGATACACATTCTAACCGTATAATTGGTAAAGGTATCAGTTATGCCCAAACAATATTCAAAAACAAAGATGGAGAGGAATTTCCAGCTATTAAAATTACAGGTAAAATTCATAAAAACTATGAATTAGATAATGAAATATGGTCTAAGATTAAATCAGGTGAGTATAAAGGATTATCTTTCGGTGGTGCAACCAAATCCAATAGAACACCAAAAGTAATGAAAGATGGTTCAGTAGCATATGAATTAAAGAATTTGGAGCATTATGAGGTAGCAGTATGTAAAGATCCAGCTGTCCCATTAGCATTAATTACTGATTTTAACCCAATTGCAAAGGCTATGACTGAAAATATTGAGGAAAGAGATGGCAAAATGGTGATAAAATGTGACAAATTTGGTTGTTTTATAGAAAAAGATAGTAATATCGGTGGAGAGCAAATACACGCACAAGGTCAACGTGGATTGGGTCATGATCATACATACAATCAAGATTCAGGTGTAGGAACAGGCGTTCAAACTACAGAAGTGAAAGATGATAATGAAGATAAGGCTGATGAGAAAGATAGTGAAGGTAAACAAGACGCAGAAAATGACGGTAATAATCATGGTGCATATAATCAAGATGTTGATGAGAATGCAAGTTCTGGTAGAAAAATTAAATCAGGTTATCAAACAGAAGATGGAAATAACCAATTAGGCGGTCAAGGAAAGGCTGATTCTGATACATATAAAAGTGACGAAATACTTATAAACTCGGAAAAACAAGAATCTGATAAGGACATGGCAGAAGAAGAATCCAAAAAAGAAGTTATAGAAGAGACAGAAGCCAAAGAAGAAAAAGAAGAATCAAACGGTAAGGAAGAAGTTGAAAAATCATTCCAAGAAACCGTTAAAGCAAACATGGAAACATTAACTGATGTTATCCAATCTTTAGCAGAAACTCAAAAAGCTGTCGGCTCTACCCTAGAGGGTATTGATGGCAGACTTAAAGCCTTAGAAACTCCAACTGACCTCCCATTGAAACCAGCAGTTTCAGATGAAGAAGATGTAGGAGCAAAAGTCACAGTCCCAGATGAATACCAATCAAATTCAAGACAAACTAGCTTGAACTCTGATCAGGAAAACTCTGACGGTGAGAAATCACCAGAAAGTGACGAAGGTGAGTTGAAAATGCAAGAGAAAGCAGAACACACTTTTTCTACAGAAACTCCAAGACCAACAACTGTTGTAGAGAAATCATTCAGTGAGGACTTTAGTCCAATCTTGAAAGATGCAAGAGAAGGCGGTTATGAGGGTTTAGCAAGCGTCGCACGTAACATTCTGAAAGGAACTTACTATCAACCAACTCCAGACGAGGTAGGTCAATACTAAAATGGTACAAATCAAAACAATCGACGAGTTGGAAGCACAATACTACGGCTATAACCGTAACCTCCTTAGAAAAGCAGATGCTCCAGTAACAACAAGCACCGCAGGTACATTTAATGCTATCTTCGGCGCATATGCATGGGCTCAATTAAACCTTGAGGCAAACGCTTTTGGTATCTTACCAAAATATCCATGGGACAAATCTGGATGGAGGGTCATTACAGCCAAACCAGCACTAAACACCAACCAAGGTAACACAACCTTAGGAGGAACTAGTGAAGGTGGAAATATTGCTGAGACAGTAAAGCCAACATTACAAGAGATTGATGTTAGACCAAAGACAGCTCAATTGCCTTTCAGTGCAACTGAGGTTATGGAATGGTTAGCAACACACTCTAAAGATGACATTTGGGGAGGACTTGGTTCACTCCGTTTGTATATGGCAGTACAGCACAAAGAATTTCTAAATCGTATGCTTCTAGCAGATGTTGAAGCCGAAGCCGCAGGGGCAAGTGGTGCCAATACTGGTACTAAAGACTTTGAAACACTAGACAGAATCGTCAGCTCTGATGCTGAAGAAGATGCTCTTGGTGGTTCACAAACAGGTTATTATGACCCTTGGGCAGCAAACGCAACCATTGATAGAGACTCTGGAACAGACTTTGATAGCACAGTAGAATCTGCTTCTGGTACTATTGGTACCAATGGTGTCTTAACTGATGATACACTAAGAACTTTCTTACGAAAGATCCGTGTTGCAGCAGGAAAAGATCCAAATGTATTCCTTGGTTCCCACGAGGTTTACTCCGAAATACAAGGCTTGTATATGCCTTCTGTCCGTATTCCAAATCCATACGGCGAAGCACTCGTACAAATCGATGTTAACGGAATCCAAACTTTCAAAGGTACAGGTGTCGGAATTCACGTAGATTCAATTTACGGAATACCATTCATTCCATCAAAAGATGCACCAAGTAACGCTAGCGACTCATCCGAGATCGGTAGATTATTCGCACTTGATACATCAGATGCAGAAGGATATGGTTATCCAAGAATCGGAATCCAAATCGCAATTCCAACAGAATACTATGAAGCAACAAGAAGATCTGCTGGATATCCATTCATCAACAACGCATTTGTTGAGAAAGGTGTTTTCAGAACAATGGGCGAAACAGTTTGTCGTCACTTCAAATCACAAGGTAAGATTAGAGATATTAAACTTTAGTCAAACTAACCCCCTTTTTTCCTTTTTTTTAATACTTATATTCAGGCTCAGCCTTAAAGGATTAGTGAGAGTCAGAGCCTTACACATTCTCAAGCGTTGGAGATCTAAACAACGTAAACCAATTTAGTCCCTCTAGCGAAAGCTAGGGGGTCATCTTTATATAATACCATATGGTCAATTATATATGGCAGTTACAGTAAGTACATCCGACTGGACAGCAGCTAACGTGAGAAAAACACTCTCATGGCAAGCAGCACTAACTTCAAAACTGCGAATCTATAAGGTCAAAGTCACCGCTGGTGGTTCTGACGCTTATGCAACCAACGGAGTGGCAGCTGACCTCAAAGAGGGAAGAATTTCTACACTCGTTGCAGTGATACCTGAATTTACAGATTCACTATACAAAGTAGAATATGACAAAGCCAATGAGAAAATCAAACTCTATTCCGTAGGCGGTTCAGCAGGCGCAGTATTTGCAGAAGTAGCAAACTCTACTTCAATCGCAAATAAAGTGTTTGAATTTCTAGTCATAGGCTACTAGAGTCCAAAAAGCCTCTTTTTTTTCTTTATTCTCAGAAAACATTATATAGTCGTATATCCTCATATAAGCATGGTAGAGTTAAACCACAATGTAATCTCATTCAACGCAGATACAGCTGTAAAAGGTAGTCATGGCGTAGTAGTAGCTGTCTTTTGCAGTAAAAAAGGCTCTAGTGGAGCAAAATGTATTTTCAAGAATGGCACATCCACATCAGGTGCTGCAGAATTCACTATTTTTGGTGAAACTGAGGGAAATTATCAAGATATTAATAGAAGATTTGAGAGTGGTATATTCGCAGATGTCACAGGTTCAGCCGAATGGACTGTTGTTTTTAAGTAAATTTAAATACATACTCGGTTTATATATTACATGGCTACAACTTATTGCTCAGTCGCAGATGTATCTGATTTTCTCAGAGTCCCCATTACTGCTAACACTACTCCTAATAAAGCGCAAGTTGAAAAGATAATTAACAGAAAAGAGGATGAATTTGATCGAAGAACAGGTCATGCTTGGCGTGTTAAAACTATCACAAGAGAAGTTCACAGTTTACCTTTAATTTACACATTTGGTTGGGGTACTCCTATATTTCTAAAACATAGAAGAATATTAGATTTCGATGCAAGTCAAGGTGATAAGATTGAGATTTGGCAAGGAGCTAGTGCAACTTGGGAAAATATTGTAACTAATGGTCAATGGTATGATGTAGAGTATGAAAGAGGCTCTGTTCATTTGAGAGGTTTCTTATTTTCAATTTTAAGAAAAAACAGATGTAGAGTTACTTACAGATATGGAGGAGAAGAGTATTCTGGTGATACGACAGTTCCTTCTGATATCAAAGATGCAGTTATTAAAATGACAGCTATTGATTTACTAAACAGTAGTTTCCGTATGGATGAATTACCAACAGGAGGAATTAACTCTCCAAGTGAGTCAAAGAAATATTGGCAAGATGATGTTGAGCAATGTATTACGAATAGAAAAGAAGTATTTGTGATAACTAATTGAGTTTTTTTAAAAAAATTAAGAAGGCAGGAAAACTTCTTCTTATACTTAGAGGTCTAAAAAGAGTAAAAAGAATAAGAAAAGCTAACGGAGATGCTTCTGTAAAAGTTGGGGATAAAGAAGTTAAAGATAATCCTACAACGAATGATTTAGTTGAAGCTTCACATTGGGATGGAAAAGTTGTTTTATCATACCCAACACCCTCAGATGTTCAAAATTTCAAAGCTTGGGAATCTGCAACAGAGGCAGAGATAGATAATGCCATAGCACAAATGCAGAATTTTAACATTGAAGATGATCCAGCAGATATGTGGATGGAATCTTTTATTGGAAATAGATCTGTAACAAGCATACCAGAGCAAGTTAAAAAAGACACAACACCTGATAGTTACAAAAAAGGTTGGTACCCTGCAACCTCAAAACCTAATATTGAAGCTATAAAATTTTGGGTAGAACATGTTAAAATAGCTGGTATGTCAGATGATGAAATTGTTGAAGAATATTATAAAGAAAGAGATTCTCCTAACATGGAACAATTTATGAGTGTAACAGATAATTTTAAAAAATATATGAAGACCATTAATTTCTCTCCAAAAGAACATAAAAGAAACCCATTAACAACCAAAAGATTACTTATTGATTCTATCGCATATAGGGTGTCAAGGAAACTATGGTATGTTGGTAGAAAACCAAACCACATGACTGATTATGAATGGAATGAGCATACTAAAAATATGAGACCAGCCGAAGGCTCATATGGTCAAAATGATGAATGGGTGGATTTCAAATATACCGTCAATTATAAATACCATTCAGGTGAATAATAAGCATGGGAATATTCACATATGATGCAGTAACTATAATTCAAGATCTCATCACTAATAAATGGAAAGATATTAGACCACCAAGAATATCTGCTATCTGGGATAAAAGATCTGTTGGATTTATGGATGATAGAAGAGATGAATTAGTCATTTATCCAAAAAATGAAGTTATTAATTACTTTGGTATTGGAGGTCAGGCGTTTTGGCATGATCAATTATTAGAGTTAGAAATTAGGACTTATAGGGATATAAAGAGACATAATGAAGTTGTCAAGAAAGTAGTTGATATTATTAAAGAAAATATCACAGGCACAGGTTATGCCGATTTACGTGTGGTTAGTTCATTCAGTAAAAACTATCTATATCGTAATATGTATAGTTATATCCTCACATTATCTATAAGAAAGGCTGACCCCTAATAATCTTTAAATAGGAATACGTTATCTTTTATATTATGGCAGAAGTTTACACATCTGGTGGCTCATCAGTATTATACGGATTTGAGGCAGCAAACGCATTTGCAGGAAACAGTCCTACAACTGATAAAACATTCGGATTAAACACAAGAGTAAGTACTTTATCATTAACAACTAATAGAATAGATTTCAACAAATTAGGTCAAGTAGAACCACATGCATTTGGATATGGTCAACAACAAGGAAGCCTAAGTGTTGGATTTGTTTTTGATACTAGAACATCACATGCAATCTTCGGTGGAATTTATGGTGAATCTAGTGCAGCAGGGAATAGTGGAGCACCTCATTATTATCCAAATTCAGCTATAGGTGAGAATAAAGCACCTGTAATCACAAAATCAATAGCAACACAAGTTCAAGTACAGATGGGTTCAAACCTTTCAACAAGAAAATTATTAGGTGGAATAGTTAACAGTATAGGTCTTTCAACATCAATAGGTGAAGCAGTTAATGGAACAGTTGATATAACATTTGGTAAAGAAGTTACAGCAACATCCCCAGCAATTGCTAGTGGAACAGTAACAGCACAGGCAAGTGTAACAGGTGTACCTTTAACATTTGCTCATGGAACTCTATCTGTTTCTAACGGATCTTCACTAGTAGCTATAGCAGAAGTACAAGGTTTCAACATAACATTCAACCAAAATGGTGAATTATTGTACGGATTAGGTAGCCACCATGCACAAGAAAAGTTTAGAAGAGTATTAGAAGTTACAGGTTCATTCACAACAACATTTAAAGATAATCTATTATTACAACACTTACTAGACCAAGCAGAAGACTATACTGGTAGTGGTGGAGTTGGTAGTGGTGATGGTAAAGGTGGAATTGATGAAGATGGAAGTAATGTGGCAGCATCATTAGTTTTAACAAGTGCTGATGATTCAGGTAAATCAATCACAATAGACTTACAAGGTCTATCATTTGACTCCCATAGTGTAACAGGTTTAGAACCTGTAGAACCAGTCATGCAAGACTTACCATTCAAGGCAAGAGTTGCAAGAGTAAAAGCTATAGTGGCATAACCTTTATAAGATACAATCAACTCTAAAAATTATGGGAATCCAAACTGTTAAAATTAAGTATAAAAATACTGACCATATAGTTGAATTTGAAGATTCTCTCACATTCGGTGATGTTGAGGAATTAGTAGGAAATTCTGTCGATTTATCAGATGTAACAAAACCTAAAATAGATTTACAAACATATAGAATAAACTTATTATTGAAAGTAATTAAGAAAGCCCCATTCAAAGTTGGGGATTTGACAACACTTAAATTACTAGACGCAAAAGTTGTCCAAACTATACTCAGAGAGGTGCTGAGATACCACCCTTTAGCCGATTATATAGAGGACTGGATGGCGACATTCCAGAGTTTGGACGAAATGAAGAAAACAGATACTTAATCTATTATTTCTGTGCTAATCAATTTGGTTGGGATAAACACATGGTTGATTCATTACCTTTAGATTATCTACAAAAACTCTTCGTTACTCATAAGAACATCCAAAAGAGTGATGAAACTGCTAGGAGTGCCACTATGAATAATAAAAATGTGAGGAGAAACTTTAAATTCTAAATGAGAGGTATATAAATCATGGGAAGTAACGACGAAGACGATATAATTAAGAGATGGACAGCCCTTCTTGAAAAACTAGAAAAAAGAGTAGAGAAGCTAAATGTCGCATATGTGAGGGAGTTTAGACATATGGAAGAATGGATGGCTAAAATAAAAATAGCCAACAAGTCATATGATAAAGATGAAATGAATAATGAGGCTAGATACAGATTACAACAATTACTAATTAAACAAGATAGAGAGAAATATAAGGAAAATGAGAGAGCCCAAAGACAGAGAAAA